AGAAGCTGACTTCGTCTAAGACCGCAAATGACCCGAATAGCCGTATTAATAAATCACTTAGAGCATGGAAGTGTTAACCGTGGACTTAGCATTCGTTTGGAATGGCGCACTATCGCTATTTGTGGGTTTGTTTGCATACATCGCCCATGAGAAGTTCTCTGAACTAGCCCGTATCACGATTCTTTTGAACAAGACTCGTGAGGAAATCGCGCGAGATAACGTGACTAAGGCAGAAGTAGATCGGATTACAGATCACATAGATCAGCGGTTCAACCGGCTGGAGAACAAGATAGACCAGCTAATTGAGTCCCAGCGGAGGGTGTTATGAAGAGGAAGGTTAAGAAGTTTGGCGCTGGTGGCGACATCCTGACCGGAGTAGGTCTAGGTATGATTGGCTACGACTTGTACAAAAGGTTGAAGGGCGACGACGAGAAAAAAGAATACAAAGGTGGCCTTCGCTTACCCGAAAAACTTGACGAAGAACCGCCAAAAGCTAAGCCAAAAGAAGAGACTCGTGAAGAGTATCTTGAAAAGCGCGGTGCTAAGCCCCTGAAGGAAACGGGCACACGCGAAAACCCTTTTTATAAAGAAGACGAGGATAAGTCTGAGCCCGAGCCAGCACCAAAACCTGCACCTAAGAAACGCGTAGCGTCACAGGCTTTCCCGGTTACTAAGCCTACTAAAACAGTAGAAGACAAACCTACCCCGAGTAGTCCAAGTACATATAAACCAAACGATGAGCGTCCGTCTAAGCCTTATCCATCGGATGAAGAGCGGGCTAAGACTAAGGCCAAGGCTCAAGCCAAAGCCCAAGGCCCATCTGGTAAAGCTGCTGCGCAGAAAAACGCCTTTAAAGCCGATACTTCAGCATACGATGAGAACCTCGCTAAGTACCGTAAACAACTAGAGGATGCTAAAGCCGATAAAAATCCGCTGAAGCCAAGCAAGAGCCCTAACCGTAGCTATAACAAAGGCGGTAAGGTCAAGAAATACGCTGAAGGCGGTACGGCTACTTCTAAGCCTGAACCAAAGAAGAAAGATACGATGCCTGAATGGGCAAAGAATGAGCGCGAGAACCGTAGACGCGACGAGCTTAATAAGCGCGAAGCTGAGGGTGCAGCGAAAGAAGTTAAGCGCAATATGAGCACGTTTGGGTTTAAGAAGGGCGGCTCAGCATCATCCCGCGCTGATGGTATTGCTATTAGGGGTAAGACTCGTGCCTAGTGTCTCAGGTAAACAACACCGTCTCATGGCTGCGGTGGCAACGAATCCAGCCGTGGCTAAGAAAACTAAGATTCCACAATCTGTGGGAAAAGAGTTTATGGAAGCCGATAAAGGCAAGAAATTTAAAGGAGGCGGTGAAATGAAAGAATCAAAAGCGATGGTCAAGAAGGAGATCGGCTTCATGAAAAAGAAGGGCGCTCCTAAGTCCATGATCAAGCATGAGATGAAAGAAGCTGGCATGAAAAAGATGGCTTCGGGCGGTCTAGCTGCTGGACACAAGTCGGCTGACGGCGTCGCACAAAAAGGTAAGACCAAAGCTATGCACCCTAAGATGGCTGGTGCTAAAGGTATGAAGTACGGCGGTAAAGCCTGCTAAAGGAGAATTAAGATGCGTCCGATTCCAAAACCAAGGGGTCCTCGTGGTCCGTCTACCCCCGGTAAACCGATGACAGGCCCAATGCCGGGCCCAGTAGTAGGTCGTCCACCTACAATGCCAAGCGGTCCCGGCCCAATGCCGGGCCCAGTAGTAAGTCGTCCACCACCTACTATGGGCATGAAGAAAGGCGGTTCCGCTTCTTCTCGTGCGGATGGTTGCGCACAGCGTGGTAAGACCAAGGGCACAATCATATGATGGCCTCACGCGGCATGGGCGCAATTAGCCCTTCCAAGATGCCCGGCGGGAAGAAGAAAGCCCGTCGGGATAACACCGACTTTACGAAGTACAAAGAAGGTGGGGAGGTCAATGCTGCTGGTAATTACACCAAGCCCAGTCTGCGTAAGAGAATTGTGTCTGAAGTAAAAGCCGCAGCAACGCATGGTACGGGTGCTGGTCAGTGGTCAGCTCGTAAAGCGCAGCTGGTTGCCAAGAAGTACAAAGCAGCAGGCGGAGGATATCGTGACTGAGAAAAGAACGCCAAAAGAAGTTGCAGAAGAAATGGAAAGTGAACAAAATTTTCCGGTTCTGCATAAATACAGCAAGGTCGGCAAAGCGGTTGAAAAAATGAAGCCCGGCGCCGGTAAAGATTTGGCAACAGGCGCATATTTTGGTGGGATGGCTCCAGTAGGAACCGCTCAAGTTTTGCAGTCTGCGGTAACAGGGCGCAAGGGCAGAAGCCAAGAAGAAGTGGATGAGCTTACTCGCGAAGTTGGACGCGGTCAGCGAGCGGAGAAGAAAGCCAAAGGCGGCAAAATATCGTCAGCATCAAAACGCGCCGATGGCTGCGCCATTCGCGGTAAGACTAAAGGACGAATGGTGTGAAAGCCCCGCAACAGTCGCTTAAAAACTGGGGAGACCAGAAATGGCGGACTAAGTCCGGTAAGCCCTCAAGTAAAACCGGTGAGCGTTATTTACCGGAGAAGGCGATTAAGGCGCTAAGCCCTGCCGAGTACGCAGCAACGACGAAGGCAAAGCGGGCGGGAAAAAAGGCAGGAAAGCAGTTTGTAGCACAGCCCAAGAGTATTGCGAAGAAAACAGCGGGGTTTAGGTAATGGCCTTTACAACCAACACAACAGCGTTCAATCCCGACCTCAATGAGATATTCGAAGAGGCGTTTGAGCGTTGTGGCTTGGAGTTGCGCACGGGCTATGATTTTCGTACAGCACGGCGTAGTCTGAACTTCTTGATTGGCGAGTGGGCTAACCGGGGTATTAACCTGTGGACTATTGAGCAGGGCTCGATCAATTTAGCGCAGGGAGTGACTACCTATGATCTACCTATTGATACCGTTGATCTGGTTGAACATGTTATTCGCACTGATTCCGGACAGGGCCCTAACCAGACGGATTTGAACATTACCCGTATTTCGGTTTCAACCTACTCGACTATCCCTAACAAGCTGGCACAAGGGCGTCCGATTCAGGTCTGGATTAACCGGCAGTCGGGGCAGCAAGTCGGGTCGAATGTAGCCACACCGAAAAACCCACAGATTAATGTGTGGCCTGCGCCGGATCAGGGCACAACTTTACAGCCGTACTATGTGTTCTATTACTGGCGATTAAAGCGTATTTACGATGCCGGTACCGGCACGAACGTGATTGATATTCCGTTCCGCTTCCAGAACTGTCTAGTGGCAGGGCTGGCTTATATGATTGCGGTAAAGAAGGTAGAAGTTGACCCAACGCGAATTGCTGCATTGAAAGCGATGTATGACGAGGCTTGGGACTTGGCGGCGGGTGAAGATCGCGAGAAGGCTGCTGACCGGCTTGTGCCGAGAGAGATGTTTTTCTAATGGGTAATAGGTTTGCTAGTGGCAAGAACTCGATTGCAGAATGTGACCGCTGCGGGTTTCGCTACAAGCTAAAAGAGTTAAAAAAGCTGACGATCAAGACCAAGCAGGTTACGATTAAGGTATGCCCTACGTGTTGGGAACCGGATCAGCCGCAGTTGCAGTTAGGTATGTATCCGGTGCAAGACCCGCAAGCAGTACGGGAACCGCGTCCTGATAATAGCTACAAGCAGTCTGGCTACACAGGGTTGCAGTTGACGTTGAATACAGACTTTGGTGATCCGTCGGGTGGTAGTCGGGTATTCCAGTGGGGTTGGTACCCGGTAGGTGGTTCAAGATCGGATGATGTAGGGTTGACACCGAATGCTTTAACGTCACCCGCACAGATAGGCAGTGTAACAATCTCGTAGGAGTAGATATGGACAGTATGAAAAAGGTAGCTGACAAAGCAGTCGAAGGACATGAAAAGCGTATGCACGGAGCCAAAAAAATGGCTAAAGGCGGCGTGACCGGCGAAGCCATGAAGAAGTATGGACGTAACATGGCGCGTGCTATGAACCAGCGCGGTACTTCTAGGAGCCGATAATGGAAAAGATTAAGTCTTCACCTCCGTCAGTGCTTAAGTCTTACTCAGGCAAAGAGTGCATGAACGAGATGAACATCGCTGGTGGTGTAGTTAGCAAAGGTAACTACAAAGAGCCTAAGACCACTGGTATCAAGATTCGTGGCACAGGTGCTGCGACTAAAGGTGTAATGGCACGAGGCCCGATGGCATGACATACAACGAACTGTTCCTTGCTGTTAAGGATTACCTACAGAACGACTTCCCCACGAATACGTGGACGAACGTCGCGGGTACCGGCGTTTCTACAACAAACGGCACGGAACAGATCGACCTTTTTATTACGCAAGCAGAAGAGCGGGTTTACAACACTGTTCAGATTCCTGCCCTGCGTAAGAACGTCACCGGTAGCATTCAGCAGGGTAACAAGTACCTGTCCTGCCCGAACGACTTCTTGTCAGTGTTTTCGATGGCGGTCATCGATGGCGACGGTAACTACGAGTACCTGCTGAACAAAGATGTGAACTTTATCCGCGCGGCTTACCCCAACCCGGCTGATCAGGCGCTGCCTAAGTACTACGCTTTGTTTGGCCCGACGGTTATCAACACCAGCATCACCGACGAGTTGAGCTTCATTCTTGGCCCGACACCGGACGATACGTATGCTGTTGAGCTGCATTACTACTATTACCCAGAGTCAATCACTGTTGCTGACAACGGGCGTACTTGGCTGGGCGACAACTATTCGCCTGTGTTGCTATACGGTACGTTGGTTGAGGCGTACACCTTCTTAAAAGGTGAACAGGATTTGATTACGCTGTATGACGGCAAGTATAAAGAAGCCATGAGCCAGCTCAACCGTCTGGGTACAGGTCTTGAGCGTGGTGATGCTTACCGTGATGGTCAGGCAAAGATTAAGGTGATGCCGTGATTCAACAGGGTCTGACAAACAGCTTCAAACAAGAGATGCTCCAAGCAGGGCAGAACTTGGCGACTGACACGCTAAAGATGGCGTTGTACACAGCGTTTTCTGATATTGGATCGCTTACAACTGTGTACACAACGACCAACGAAGTGACCGGCACAGGCTACACCGCAGGTGGTGTGGTTATTACCGGCGTGACAATCAATACAGAAACGACGGGGCCGAACGCTGGTACGGTGTATGTAGATTTTAATGATGTGTCATGGCCCGGTGCTAACTTTGTAGCGCGTGGGGCTTTGATCTATAACGTGACACGCAGCAATAAGTCTGTGGCAGTACTGGACTTTGGTTCAGATAAAACATTCACAACGGCAACTAACACCGTTACGATGCCCGTTAATACCGCAACAACGGCTTTGATTCGTTTTCCATAGGAGGCTGAATGCTTGTTCAAACCACAAAAGGCGAGATGGATGAGTCGCTTCTTGAAAAGAAGACGGGCGTCATCGACAATGACAATGAGACGATCAACTGGGTGGAGTATTGGTTAGATGACGAACTTGTGCATCGCTCGGTTGATATGGTGTTAAAGAAGTACACAGTTAGCGGCCTACCGGTCGCCGCATCTTTTTAAGGAGTTATAAATGGCTAATACCCAATCCATGTGCACATCGTTCCTTGGCGAACTGATGACTGCAACCCACAACTTTGGCACTGCGCCCACCCGTGGCACAAGTGCTGCTGATACGTTCAAGGCTGCGCTGTATCTAGCAAGTGCTACGATCAATGCTTCGACCACGGCGTACACGTCAACTGGCGAAGTGACCAGTGCAAACTACACCGCAGGTGGCGTGGCAGTGACTAACGCTAACCCACCGACATCGACCAACACTTCGGCAACTGCGGGTACAGGCTACTGGACTCCGTCTGCATCGATTGTGTATGGCTCGTCGGGCAGCCCTGTGACGTTTGCGTCGTTTGACTGCGTTCTGATCTACAACAGCACTCAGAGCGACAAGGCAGTTAGCGTTCACACGTTTACTGCACAGACCGTGACATCGGGTACCTTTACTTTGACGATGCCGTCGAACACTACTTCGACTGCTCTGCTGCGCCTCGTTACGACCTAATGAGCTTCCATGTACGGAAATTACCCCTACTCTGGTGCGCCGTATAGTTCAACTGGGCAAGCAGTTGTCCCGGCTATTACTGTTGCACTAACGGGGGTTTCCGCTACAGGGAATGTTGATACCGTTATCCCACGGTACGACGCGTTTCAGGCAATCACCGGTGTTGTAGCTTCAGGTGCGCTTGGCACTGTTGTGCCATTACCAGCAAGTTCGGCTGCACTCTCCGGCGTTCAAGCAGCCGGTAATGTTGGCACCGTCGTTGGTGTTCCGGGTGAGGTTAAAGCACTAACCGGCGTTTCGGCATCTGGGCAGCTGGGTACCATGATTGCTTCGGCGGGCCCTGTTATTGCATTGACGGGTGTCTCAGCAAGTGGTCAGGTAGGCTCTGTTGTTGGTACGCCAGAGTTGTTTGCGGCGTTGACTGGCGTTAGCGCAGACGGCTTTGCCGGTAATGTGGGCGTTGATATTTCGGTTGCCTTGACGGGCGTTTCGGCTGCTGGTCAAACCGGCGTCTTCATGTTCAGCACCGGTGCGACGTTGACTGGTGTTTCAGCATTAGCGCAAGTAGGGACAGTAACTACATTAGCTGAAAACAGCGCAGCACTAACTGGCGTAGAAGCTATTGCAGAAGATGGCGCTCCGTCCACTGCGCTTTCTGCTTTCTTAAATCACGTCCAAGCACAAGGGTTTGTCGGTAACGTAGGCGCAGTGCCGGGCATATTCCAAGCGCTGACAGGCGTGTCTGCATCCGGGCAGATAACCAATCCGGGGCCTGACATCTCGATGACGTTGACTGGTGTGTCTGCAAGCGGTATAGCTAATGCAGTCAATACGCCGTTGGCAACCGCCACTGCTAGAGGTATTACGGGCAACGTAACACCGGTGGTGGGTAAGATCGTACAACTCTCTGGCGTATCTGCGTCGGGGGTAGCGGGTGATGTTTACAACGCGTCGTGGACAGAAATTGACACCGACGAAGATGCACAGTGGGTGCTAATTAACACGGTATAGGTGAGATATGCCACTTATTCAAGCAGACAGGGTCAGAGAGACCACGACAACAGTGAGCACCGGGCCGGTTACGTTAGCTGGTGCGGTGACGGGGTTCCAGACATTTAGCGCCGGGGTTGGTAATGCAAACACTTGCTACTACACGATTGCTGCACAGTCTGGTTCTGAATGGGAGGTGGGCATCGGTACATACACCTCGTCGGGCAATACGCTGTCTAGAGATACTGTTTTTTCGTCTAGTAACTCTGGGTCGTTAGTTAATTTTTCTGCGGGGACTAAAGATGTCTTCGTCACGTATCCGGCAAAGACGGCGGCACCAGCAGGACGCGCCATCGTGCTGTCGATGGTCTTTGGTATCTAAGGAGCAATCATGGCAAACCCCAATATCAGTAACATATCCAGCATCATTGGAACGACTGGGTACGTTATTCCGTCTTCTGCGGCAACAGCGACAACGTCGTGGACGTACAACGGCACTACCTCGCTAACAGGCTTAACCCCAGCAGCGAACTCGGTGCATAAGATCAACACCATTTTGGTGGCGAACACGACCGGTTCAGCGGCTACAGCGACGATTGCTGTAGGTAACAACGCGACGTTTGGTTCAGCCTCGGTGATTACTTATCCAGCGTATCAAATTTCAGTACCGGCAAACGCCACGCTGATTATTCTGGACAAGACTACACCGCTGTACATTATGGAGAACCAATCGGTTGCAGCTTACAGCGGTACGGCAAGTGCCCTGACGTTTACTGTGTCGTTTGAAATCCTGACATGAGTCTTCGCTACCCCGGCGGCTTTATCTCTGCGTCTTACAACGCAGCGGCTTTCAACCTCTCCAAACCCGGAGCTGTTGAGTATCTCGTCGTTGCTGGTGGTGGCGGGGGTGGCGGTTCATCTACAGGTACACAAGGCCACGGTGGCGGCGGTGCTGGTGGTTTTAGAACAGGGGCACTTGCGGTAGCTTCCGGCTCTGCGTTGACAATTACTGTTGGCGGCGGCGGTGCAATTGACACTGCGGGATCGAATTCAGTCTTCAGCACGATCACATCCGCAGGTGGCGGTCTAGGTTCAGACGCAAGAACAACCCCCGGTGGTAATGGCGGTTCTGGTGGCGGCGGCTCTGCGGGTAGCGCGGGTGCTAGTAACGGTGGTACGGGTAACACGCCTTCAGTATCGCCATCACAAGGTAGCAACGGCGGCAACGCCTTTAGTAACGGATCAAACGGCTACGGTGGTGGCGGTGGTGGCGCAAGTGCGGCGGGGGCAAACGGTGTAAACGGTGTTGGTGGTGTTGGTGGAGCGGGCACAGCGTCTTCGATTTCCGGCGTTTCAATTACGTACGCGGGCGGCGGCGGTGCTGGTGCAGCTACCGGTACTGAAGGGGCGGGCGGTGCTGGAGGTGGTGGTAAAGGTGCTGGAGCAACTGCTTCCGTTGCGGGCACTGCAAATACTGGTGGCGGTGGTGGCGGTGGTGGCAATAATCAAACGGGTAAGGCTGGTGGCTCCGGTATTGTTATCCTAAGATACCCCGACAGCTTTACGGCTGCTGTATCGACCACAGGCTCCCCACGCATTTACCAATCAGGTGGGTTCTGGGTTTATGTATTCACTGGTTCTGGCACGATTACATTCTGAGGTTAGTCATGGCACATTTCGCCCAACTTGATGAAAACAACGTCGTAGTACAAGTCATCGTTATTAACAACAACGAGCTGCTCACACAGAAGATTGTCACGACCGACGAGGGCTTCATTAACGTCTCAACTGTCGAGTCCGAACAAAAGGGTATTGAGTTCTGCAAGTCGCTGTATGGCGCAGATACGAACTGGGTGCAGACCAGCTTTAACGGCAGCTTCCGTGGTAAGTACGCAGGAGTTGGCGATACGTATACGAACGGTGCGTTTGTTGCGCCTGTGGTGGAAGTGGTGGAAGAACCAACGGAGTAAATAATGCCCCAGTATCAAGGTATATGGACGTTGCAAGATGCTGCCCGGCTGCAATCTCAGCAGCAGTGGGCGACTGACCCGTTGTTTGAAAATACGACACTGCTTCTCCAAGCAGACAACGCCCCCAACGCAGCACAGAACAATACGTTCATAGACTCTTCCGCTAATGCGTTCACCATCACGCGCAACGGCAATACCACACAAGGCACCTTCACACCGTTCAGCGCGACGGGGTGGAGTAATTTTTTTGATGGGTCAGGGGACTACTTATATACGAACAGCAACGTATCTATAGGAACAAGTGTATTCACTATAGAGCTATGGGTTTATGTTCCAGACGGTACAGCTGACAAAGTAATTTTTAGCCTTAATGGTGGCACGACAGATAGGTTTACTTTGGGCGTACTTTCTTCGACATTAGTTTTTAGATATAACGGGGTTAGTGACGTATCTAGTGGACAATCATTGCCATCTAATCAATGGAATCATGTAGCTGTTGTAAGAGAAGGTACTGGTTCGAACCAAACCAAACTGTATTTGAATGGGGTAAGCGTAGGCACTGGGACAGTGTCAACAAACTACGCAACGGATGCTATAAACATAGGTACTGGCAGAACACGAGGAAGCAACGATTTTTCTGGTTACATCAGTAACGCAAGACTGGTTATTGGCACAGCCCTCTACACAAGTAATTTCACGCCATCGACTACACCGTTAACGGCTGTGTCGGGGGCATCCTTACTTACTTGCCAATCCAACCGCTTTGTAGACAACAGCACAAGCGCATATACCTTTACTGTTACTGGCACCCCATCCGTCCAAGCCTTCGCCCCATTCGCCCCGCAGTTTCAGTACACCCCAACAGTCATCGGGGGTAGCGGGTATGGTGGTAGCGGTGTCGGTTATTTATTAGCGCCAGCGTCGAGTAATTTTCAATATCCGGGTGACTTTAGTGTTGAGATGTGGGTTTACACAACAACATCTAATACAGGCCCTATTTGGGGGACAGCAAGTGCCGGTCAGGGAGATCAAATTTACTTAAATGGTGCTAGTAGTATTTTTTATGACCTAACTAGCTTTACTTACTTTAACAGCGCATCTTCGGTAGTGCAGTATGCATGGAGTCATATTTGCATAACTAGGCAGTCCACCACACTTAGAGTTTTTATTAATGGTATTTTGATAGGTACAAAAACACAGGCTGCTACTTTAGGGTCCGCTACTGTTGCACCGGGTATTTTTATTAGGGGGGGACTCGACGATCAGATTGCTGGCCCTATGTATATGACAGACCTGCGCGTGTGCAAGGGTTCAGTTCCAACCTCTTATCAAACTTCTAGTACAACACTTGGCGCTACTATTTTTACGCCCCCTACGCAAGCAGTGACTACTACTTCTCAAGGAGCAACTGCGTCCAACGTATCACTTCTCTGCAACTTCACCAACGCCGCGATCACTGACGGCACGATGAAGAATAATCTTCAGACGGTGGGCAACGCACAGGTCAGTACCAGCGTCGTGAAGTACGGCGCAGGGTCGATGGCGTTTGATGGGACGGGGGATTACTTGACGAGCAACGCGGCAACGACGAATTTGTATGCGTTTGGGACAGGCGATTTTACGATTGAGTTTTGGATATACTCCAATTCTTTCGCTTCATCAGCTACAGTGTTTGATCCTAGACCGAATGGGGATGATGGACTAACAACCCCATACCCACAAGCATATTGGGATACCAGCGGACGATTTGGGTATTATACAACTACCGCAACTAGAATTTTATCGTCTCCTTTAAACACAAACACTTGGTATCACATAGCAATTTCTCGTTCTGGTGCAAACACAAGAATGTTTGTAAACGGCGTGCAAGCCGGTTCAACCTATACAGATTCTAATAACTACACCTGTGGGGTTAATCGACCCCTTATAGGGGGAAGCGGATTTAGTCCGGGTTCGTTTTCGTTTAACGGCTACATCGACGACCTGCGTATCACCAAAGGCATCGCCCGCTACACCGCTAACTTCACCCCGCCGCAAGTGGCACTGCCGAGACAGTAAGGGAACGACATGAGTAAAAAATATCCCGGTGGGTTCGTCACAAACCTAGGCACGGTTGGCTACTCCGTTTTCTTTGATGGGACGGGGGACTATTTATCGGTGCCTACTGGGACTGCGTTGAGTTTGACCGGGGACTATACGGTTGAGGCATGGGTCTATGTTACGGCGCAACCGGGGGCATCGTTTGCGGCAATTTTTTCAAACGGGGATTTCCCTGCTACGGCGCAGGTAGTTTTAGCGCTTGTAACTTCAGGCACGGGAGTTATACCCACTCTTTATATGTCCAACGGGAGTGGTTGGGCGGTAGGCATCTCTGGGGCGCAACAAATTAATTTAAATACGTGGACGCACGTAGCAGCAACATGTTCTGGCTCGACGTTTACTGTGTGGACTAACGGCGTTTCTTCGGGAACGGCTACTTATTCAGGGACAAGAGCAACCCCTGCGGCAACGTCTGTAATTGGCAGACTTTATGTCTCAACCGACGCTTACTACGTTACCGGGAATATTTCCAACCTGCGCGTTGTTAAAGGCACCGCACTCTACACCGCTGCGTTCACCCCACCGACCCAGCTACTCAACGTCACCAACACGAGCCTTTTAACCTGCAACTCCCCGGCAATCGTCGATCAAAGCAGCAATAACTTCGCCATTACCGTCAACGGCAACGCAGCAGTCAGCACCCTAACACCGTTCCCTGTCGTTAACCCCGCACCGACTTCTGCTTTCCCATTAACCCCCGCGCCCGGTGTCTGGACACTCGACCAAGCGTTGCAGTACACCCAACAAGGTGTCTGGCCGACAACCGCACTTAATGCGGTCGAGGATGTGTTTTCGACGTACTTGTACACTGGTACTGGAGCGGCGCAAAGTATCAATAATGGGATTGGGCTTGGGAACAGCGCAACTAATAACTCTAGCATCTCTTTGAATGCTTCAACCCCGTCATATTTGACTTTTAGTTCTCAGGTTAATTTAAGCGGTAATTTTTGTATTCAAGCTTGGGTTTATCCAACTAGCCTGACAGGAACTCGTTTATTATTTTCTAGCACGAGCGACAACAATGTTCAGATGCCCCGCATTCAAGAAAATGGCGGCATTTACTGTTTCGTAAACGGCACAGAGATCACATCAGGAGCGACAGCCAGCGCACTTCAAGCTAATGTTTGGACGCATCTTGCAATGACGCGCTCTGGCTCAACCTTTCGCATTTTTGTGAATGGTACGTTATATGCAACGGCGACTTACTCCGGAACCTTCAACATTGGTGTGCTAGGTGTATTTTTCTTTAATGGCTCTTTATTCGGAACGCCTTATGCTTTTGGTGGAAATATTTCAAACGCTCAAATTGTTTCTGGGAGTGCGATTTACACAACAGACTTCACGCCACCACAAAATACGCTTATTGGCGGTTCTGTATTGTTGGGCGCAGGAGCCACGCCGCTTGCTGATACTTCCGGTACGGGTAAGACGGTCACTCAATTTGGTTCGCCAGCAGCGTCTTCATCTGGCCCTTGGTCGGTGGGTGGAAACAACGGTGGGTTGGTATGGTGCAAAAGCCGTACTCAAGCAACGTCACACGGGTTGTTTGATACGGCCCGTGGCGTAAACCAGCGGCTATCTTCAAATGGAACCGGTGCAAGCGCTAATGATACAAGCTCTTTAACTTCATTTAATTCAAATGGGTTTTCACTTGGTTCTGATCCTGCTGGAACCTGCAATACAAATGCTGATAACTATGTCTCATGGACATTCCGCGAGCAGCCGAAGTTCTTTGATGTAGTGACGTATACGGGAACAGGATCAGTGCAAAACATAGCGCACAACCTTGGCTCTGTGCCGGGGTGCGTAATTACTAAAAAGACTAGCAGCACAAGTAACTGGGCTGTCTATCATCGAGGAATTACGTCAAGTGAAAATGGCGCGATTTTGTTGAATTCAACAGACGCGTGGGTTTCTAGCTCTGCTGTGTGGAACAACACTGCGCCTACGTCCACAAATTTTACTGTTGGTACGGCTGATGCCACAAACATTAATGGCGAAACCTACGTCGCCTACCTATTCGCTCACAACGCTGGTGGCTTTGGTTATTCTGGTACGGATAATGTGATTAGTTGTGGGTCGTTTACAACTGACGGTAGTGGCAATGCGACGGTGACGTTGGGGTATGAGCCGCAATGGGTTTTAATTAGACGAACGGACAGTGTTGGTAACTGGTTATTAATGGACAACATGCGGGGGATGCCAGTAACAGCCAACTCATCAGCAACTACTGGCGGTCGACTTTATCCAAATCTTGCTAATGCAGATGACGGGTTTCCGTCTGTTATTGCAAACGCCACTGGGTTCACGACGGTTCCGGGAACGATTAACACATCTGCCGCCTACGTCTACATCGCCATCCGTCGTGGACCAATGCGCGTCCCATCAACGGGGACGAGTGTGTTTTACCCCAATACCGTAGCACAAACAGACCAACCAATTTCTTCCAACGCGCCATTCGCTCCTGATTTAATTAGTACGTTTTCTAGAGACGGGGAAAATAGAAGCTCTGTATACGACCTATTCACTATGCAAGATAGATTACGTGGGCTGGGCATACCTAGTAATACGTTTAATCCTTCTGTTACAGCTCCGGGGCTTATTACTACTAGCTCAGACGCGGAACAAGCTTCTCCCGGTACATACGTTCAACTACGAGCAGACGGTAGAAACATTACTCGTGGTGGTGGGTGGAATAGTGCTAGTTATGGTAATTGGATATATTACTTCTTCCAACGCGCCCCCGGTTTTATGGATGTGGTGTGCTATACGGGGAATGGAAGCACCCAAAGCGTTAGCCATAATTTAACAGTAGTGCCAGAGCTTATTATTGTTAAATGGAGAAACGGCGGGGCAAATGCGTATGATTGGCGCGTCTATCAAGGAAATTTAGGGGTAACAAACTGGGGGCGGTTTACAAACGACCCTTTTAGCGCCGCATCTGTTCCATACCCTTGGGGCACTCCAACAAGCTCAGTATTTAACCTTGGGGATGGCGCAACATGGCTTTCTATTAATGGGTCTGGAAGAAACTACGTCGCCTATCTATTCGCTTCCATTCCCGGTGTTTCCAAAGTAGGCAGCTACACCGGCACAGGCACAACGCAAGTCATCAACTGTGGCTTTACTGCGGGCAGTCGATTCGTGATGATTAAACGTGCAGACTCAACGGGCGATTGGTACGTCTGGGATAGTGCACGGGGTATTGTGGCGGGCAATGATCCTTATCTGCTACTCAGCTCAAACGCGGCTGAAGTCACCAACACCGACTTTGTTGACACGGCGAACTCAGGGTTCGAGATCAGCAGCACAGCACCTGCGGCGATTAACGCTAACGGTGGCACATTCATCTTCTTGGCTATTGCTTGATGGAGGCATAAATTGACCCGCTAACCCTTCTCGCTGCTGCCAATGCTGCTGTTGCGGCTGTAAAGAAAGGATGCCAGCTTTACAAAGAGATCAAGGGCGCAGCGGGGGATGTAAGTGACGTACTGAAGGACTTGAAGGAGCAGTACAACAAGATAGTAGACCCAACGCCTGTACAGAAACAGCAGTACAACGCCGAAGTGCAGAGAGTGCAGGAGATAGCGAAGTCCGACCCGAACGACGTTTACACCGAGATCGGTGACCAGTTGGGGGTGTTGATGGACAGCTACGACGCGCTAAGTAAGGCGTTATTGGCAGAGCAGGTGGCGGGCAGTAAGGTGTACAAGGGTGACGAGAGTATTGGTAGGCGGGCACTGCGGCGCATTATCATAACGACGAGGCTGGATGCGATGTTGGCTGAGATACGCGAGACGATGGTGTACCGAGCGCCGCCGGAGTTAGGGTCACTCTGGAGCAAGTTTGAAGAGATGTGGCAGACCATCGTCAAAGAGCAGGAAGCAGCCCACGCCGAGGAACTTAGACTGATACAGATCGCAAGATGGCGACGCAGAAAAAGAATAGCGGAAATCAGGGCAAAGCTAACGTGGATTTCAGCCGTGGTTTTCGTAGTGGCATGGGCAGTGGGGCTAATGTGGCTGACGACAAAAAGCGCGATGATGAGAACGTCCCTTGGTCACTAATCGTCGTAGTGCTGGCTGTGCTGTTGACGTTCTTCATAGTGATGCCGATCTTGGCGTTTATGTACTACGACATGTATTACGCGACACAGGCAGCGGTGCACGAGGTTAGGAAGATGCGGGAGTTGCGCAAAGAAATACAGATTGAAAGGATGTACGGGCAATGATTACCCTTGCACAGTTTAAGAAGTTCGCACCTAACAGCAAATACCAGCAGCAGTGGTACGACACGCTGTTTAGCCCGCAGACTGAATTTGGCGGCAAGTCTCTTCTAGAAGAGTACCAGATCAACACCCCCAAGCGCATTGCAGCTTTTATCGCGCAGTGTGCCCACGAGTCGGGCGGCTTTGTGTTTGTCACCGAGAACCTGAACTACAGCGCGTCGGGTCTGATGCGTGTCTTCCCCAAGTACTTTCCTGATCCCGCCACAGCCAAACTGTATGAGCGCAACCCACAGAAGATAGCCAGTAAGGTATACGCCAGTCGGATGGGTAATGGCGACGAGGCTAGTCAGGAGGGGTTCAAATTTCGCGGACGCGGGATTTTGCAGCTGACCGGCAAGGACAACTATTTTTGGTTCGCAGCGTCGCTGGACATCACGCCAGAAGAAGCGGCTGAATATTTGGAGACCTTCGAGGGCGCAGCCCAGAGCGCCTGCTGGTTCTGGGAGACGAATAAGTTAAACACGCTGGCAGATGCAGGCGATATTAAAGGCATGACTCGGCGTATTAACGGCGGTTTAATTGGACTAGACGATAGGATTCATCACTATGAACTGGCGCTTAACAGCTTTAATACTTCTAGCAGTCGCTTGGCTTAGTGGGTGCGACCGGTTTAGGTATCCTTGCCAAGACCCAGACAACTGGGAAAAGAAAGAGTGCAAGCGGCCTTACTGTAGTTCGACCGGCACTTGCCCTGACCAACTTGTTAAACCTGAAGATGCAAAGGTAGACAATGAACCCCCTAAAATTGATCAGTCAGTTTCTTGCACTCAGTCAGGAACAGCACGATGCAGTAATTAAGTTCTGTATCGCCATCACGTTCTGCTTCACGGTCGTGATGATGGTGGGTATCTCGCTCTATAGTGTTGTTTTTGTGACACAGCCGATGACAGGCATGGCACCGGCAGACAAGCAGTTCTTCTTGATTTTGTCGGACATGTCCAAGTACGTGCTTGGCTCTCTGGCTACGTTGTTGGCTGTAAAGGGTAAGGACGCGTTGCCGATGTTCACCCCACCGGGGCTATCCACCGCTGCCGAGCGTGAAGATAAGCCGACCCCACCCCCTAAGTCGCCTACACAAGCGCCGGTTCGCATGGAGCCAACGATTGACCCTATCAGTTCGCCGCCACCGGTAGCCACAGGCTATGGCGGTAAGCCCGCCCCTGTTCAACCACCACACCCGGAGATTTCATGATGCTTATCTACTTCCGCATGGCTGTTACTGTTTTACTAAGTATGTTCTTGGTGTTTCAGATTCACGCCGGGGAAACGAAGAAGGTGTGCCACGCTGAGAAAAGACAGGGTAAAGAGGTACAGGTCTGCCGTGAGATCAAGGTACACAAGAAGCTGGATGGCACGAAGGTGCCGCCAAAATGAACCCGTGGCTGATACTCTCCTTCGTCTTAGCTGTTGGCGCAGCGGCTGGGGGCGGGTATTATAAAGGCAATTCTGCGGGTAAATCTGAAGTCCAGCAGCAGTGGGATAAGGAGAAAGCCGAGCAGTACGCCGCCTACGCCAAGGGGCAGGAAGAAGCGCGTCAACGGGAGCAAGCACTACAAGCAAACGCAGACAAGCTGCGGAGGGATAAGGATGCTGAGATCAGGAACATTAATGCTCGCGCTGCCGCTCTTACTAACAGCCTGCGCGACCGCCAAACCCGCCCCACCGAAACCGATACCGTGTCCAGTACTCCCGGCGCTAGACCAGCCAGTTGTAGTGGAAAAGAGCTTTACCGAGAGGATGGAGAGTTTCTTGTTAGGCTCGCTGCCGAAGCAGACGGGCTTAAAGCTGCCCTCGACCAATGTTACCGACAATACGACGCCGCAAGGCAAAAGTAAGGAATAGCCATGCCAAGTACATACTCCCCCGACTTACGCATTGAACTGATTGCCAACGGTGAACAGTCCGGTACATGGGGCACAACGACCAACACCAACTTAGGCACGCTGATCGAAGACGCTATTTCTGGTTCTGCGTCAGTAACTATTGATGCTGAAGATTACGCTTTGACCGCTGCTAATGGCGCGGCAGACCAAGCGCGTTGCGCAGCGTTAGTGTTTAACACCGGCAGTTGGGGGGATGCGTTTAATATTTTTGCGCCACCTGTTACTAAGCTCTACGTCATTAAAAATAACACTCCGTATGGGGCGTCTCTTTATTGCTCCACTGTTATTGGCAACACTACGGCGGCTGGCGCGGGTTATGACATTCCTGCTGGTAAAACTGTCTTTGTACGTTGCAGTGGAACCGCGTTTACTGATGGCATTAACCACGTTCAGAACGGCTTTACGTTAGACATACCGCTAGGAGTTACTAGCGGGGGCACTGGACTTGCAACATTTCCTGCGCTGTCTATACCAGTAGCGAACACATTAAACACACTAAGCGCAGTAACCGTTGCGGCGAATCAGTCCGTTAGACTTAACTCAGCTGGTACTGCATGGGAAGCGTTTACCCCGTCTACTGGCGCTGGTACTGTTAGTTTTACAGGCAGCGCTCCTACTGGTGGTCAAGTTACAGTCTATAACAGCAGCACCGGTACAGTAATTACCACCACTAAAACATATCAGTTTAGAGCGACTTCTGCGGGGCAGGCGCAGATTGAGCTTTACGAACGTACGACTAACGGATCAGATTGCATAACAATTCAGCCCCCCGCAGCACTTGCTGCGACTTATACGCTGACCCTTCCCGGAAACGAAGGCACTACAGGGCAGCTTCTTACCACAGACGGTGCAGGTGTTTTGTCTTGGACATCGCCTACGGGCGCTGCTGCGGGAACTTACGGTAACTCTACAAACGTCGCGCAAATTACTGTAGACGCTCAAGGGCGTATTAGCGGTATTTCAAACGTAGCTATATCGGGCGGTGGCGGCTCTGTTAGTTCTGTTACTGGCAGTGGTGCAATTACTGCCTCCCCTACAACTGGCGCAGTTACAGTATCTGTTGCTACTGCTAATGATACGTCAACCGCTGGTATCGTTAGTACAACCACGCAAACATTTGGTGGGGCAAAGACGTTTTCCAGCACGTTGACTGCTAATGGATTTTTATCAAGCAACACCGCCTACAACTATACTTCAACAACTTCAACATTTGGCTCTAGTAGTGCTGTTAGCTTTGATATTAGCTCAACTAGGGCATTTAATATTACTGCAAGTTTTATAAACGCAGGCTTTGATAATGTGGCTTCATGCGGTTCCGTAGGTACTAGGTGGTCTGTTGTCTATGCTGCAACCGGCACTATTAACACCTCGGATGCGAATACTAAACAAGACATAGCTGACCTTGACGATGCTGAGAAGCGAGTAGCTGCACGCATTAAGGGGCTGATTAAGAAATTCCGATTTAAGGATGCTGTAGAAGCTAAAGGTGCTGCTGCACGTATCCACGTCGGTGTGATCGCTCAAGAAGTGCGCGATGCCTTTACAGCAGAGGGGCTAGACGCTAACCGCTACGGCTTGTTCTGTTCTGATACGTGGTGGGAAAAAGAAGAGTTGGTTGAATATCAGCACCTCGATGCGCCACGTCTAGAGCGCGTAGTCCATCACACCCCTGTAGAAGGCGCAACAGAGATTACGCAATTAGGTGTGCGCTACGAAGAGCTGCTGGCGTTTGTTATTGCTGCAATGTAAGGGGCTACGATGCCACTACAGAACCTACAGTTTCGCCCCGGTGTAAACCGAGAGGGCACAACGCTTGCCAACGAAGGTGGTTGGTTTGATTGCGACAAGGTGCGGTTTCGCTCTGGCTACCCTGAGAAGATTGGCGGCTGGGCAGCGCTGTCTTACAACACCTTTCTTGGCGTGTGCCGTTCGTTGTGGAACTGGATCACGCTAAAGAACTTCAACCTGCTAGGGCTTGGCACTAACCTTAAGTTCTATGTTGAAAACGGTGGCGAGTATTTTGACATCACGCCAATCCGAGAGACAAACTCTAATCCATCAAACCAGATTACGCTGGCTATTACCAACGGCTCTAATCTACTGACTATTACTGATAACAACGCCGACTCGCTACAGGTCAACGACTTTATAACGATTGCAGGTGCTACTACGCTTGGTGGCAACGTCACGGCAGCGGTGCTAAACAACGAGTTTCAGATTGTTAGTATTGTGTCCGGCACGCAGTACCGTGTGCAGTTATCCGTTACATCGAACGCAACAGCGTCTAGCTCCACCATGACGGGGCTGACAATCGCATATCAGATCAACACCGGCTTTCCTATCTATACCGTAGGAACCGGTTGGGGTGCAGGGCCTTGGTCGCGTGGCACTTGGGGTTCAGGCTTCACTACAGGTTTTGGTTTGCAGCTGCGGCTATGGAGTCAAATCAACTTTGGCGAGTATTTGATATTTAACCCGCGCGGTGGCCCGCTATATATCTGGCAACCGGGACCGGGGGCAACGCCTAACTTCACAACTCGTGGCGTAATTATTTCTCCAACGTCTGTTACTCCGCCTAGCTGGACTTCAACTGTTAGCGATGCGGACTGTCCTGTAGTTTGCAACCAAGTGCTTGTGTCGGACTCGACTCGTATTGTGATTGCGTTCGGCTGCAATGACTACGGGCAAACTGATTTAGACCCCCTGCTTATTCGTTGGGGCGCGCAAGAAAGTTTTACAGAGTGGTCGCCTAGTGCAACTAACCAAGCAGGTAGTTACCGACTTTCGCACGGTTCTGAGATTGTTGGGTCGTTACAGACTCGTCAGGAAATTGTTGTCTTTACCGATGCGGCTATTTACTCCATGCAGTATCTTGGCCCACCTTACGTCTGGGGCTTTACGCTGCTTGCTGACAACATCTCAATCGTCTCGCCTAACGCTATTGCAACCGCTGCGGGTGTTGTGTACTGGATGGGCACAGACAAGTTCTACGTGTACTCAGGACGTATCGAGACG